GTTCTAAATGTCGCGGCCAACTTTGAAGGGGCTTGCACTAGCCTAGCTGATGAATTAACAATCTCGTTCATTGATGTTGAAAAATCTGCAAAAGAATCACCTATGCCCTGCACTTGATCCGCTAATCTGTTTACTTGCCGAGCCGCTTTTTTAACAGTAGCGTTAAATCTATCAAATTCATCTTTAGCATTTTTAACTGAATCAACGCCAGCGTCAAAAGCTGCCTCATTTTCGCCTAATATTTTACTTTTAAGATCCGCTAAAAATCCTTTTTTCTTTTGCGTAACTGGTAAAATATTTCTTGAAGCTATTTCTAAGGTAATAGAAAAATTTGTCACACCAAGCTCTGTGATGTCATCTGAGGCAGTATAACCCTTACAAACGACGTTTTTCTCACCGTAGCGTGGGTGAACTAAGGTAATTATACCCGATCTATTCAAAACTTTAATTAATGCGTCTCTGGTCTTGTTATTAACGTTATCGTCAGTTTTTGCATTAATATTGTAAATATTTTCTAATCTACCAAGATCTTCAACATATCTAGTGTCTGAGTTTGGATATTCATGCGTTACAGTTTTGCGCCCCCCTTGAAAGGAGCCGTCTATATAATGAAATTCAACCCCGCCTAGTTCAGCTAGTGGTAAAGATGATAGTCTAAGAACTGTCATTAATAGCCCCCTCCTATAATTGTATTTTTACCGGTAAAGCCAATGGCGCTATTTTTTGCAGGCGTCATTTTAGTTTTTGTTTTTTCAGCACTTAGAATCTCAACGGCAATATTACCGCTTACGTCTGTTTTATTTCTTGAGTTAATCATTGCGTTAGATGTAAATGACTGGTTCATAGCAGCTTGATCAAGCTTAAACTTAGCCGCTGCAGCTTCCTGTCTTCTGGCCATTTCATCAAACTTTCCTTTCATCGGATCAATGCCAATAAATTGAAGTAAATTGTTTTTAGCTTCATTTAGTATTCTAGGTAAATTTGTTACCGTGGTTATAATTTTATTTATTGTATTATCAAAATCAGTAAATAAATTTATACCTACCTTAATTATCTGATAAACACCAAACAACGCCCCTCCTATTGCTGCGAACTTCACTGCTAATATAGCACCGGGTATAATTAATAACTTCATTGCGACCGCTAGACCGCCAAGGGCAATCAATAAAGGTGCTATTGCAGCAACTAGAGCGCCTATTTTAATTATTAAATCTTTATTTTGCGGGCTGATTTTATTTATTTTTAAGAATATGTCACCTAGTACATTAACAAATTTTGTGGCTGTAGGCAGCATTCTTTGGCCAAAAGAAATAGATAGATCCTTAAAGTTTGATTGCATTTTTCTTACTGAGTTAGCATACGAATCCTGCGTTCTTTTGAAATCACCAATTGAGTTTTTGCTTTTGTCAACAACAAACATAAATCTTGTCATCACTTTTTCAGCCTGCGTCATATCTTTAATAGACTTTTTTATTCCACGACTTCTTGCAAACTCATCAACATTGGCCTGTGTCATAACAATCCCCAACTTTTTAAGTGCTTCTGTCTCGCCATTAAAGACCCCTGATAAAGCAGTAGCGGCTCTTTCAACACTTACGTTTTTAAATGAAGCCATGTCACCAGATAAGGAAACTAGCTGTTTTGATAATCCCGCAGCTTTATCTTGATTAATACCCATAGCAGTTGCCATATCGCCAAAGAGAGCAGCCATATCTAGCGCCCTTCCCCTATCGATACCAAAATTTTCACCGGCTGTTTTTGCAAAGTCTTTTACTGATTGTGAAGCGCCACCAAAAGCAACATCAACTTTATTTACCGCTTCTTCATAATCCGAAGCTGCATTAATAAATTTACGCCCTAAAAGTGCAAGAGGTGCTGTAACAGCGATCAAGCCACGCGTGCCTAGTGACATCATTTTCTTGCCAACATTACCAATTTTATCACCTAATTTCTTAAAACTTTCACCAGCTTTTGCAGTTTGACGCTTTATCTTGTCAGTAGTCTTCGCCATCTGCTTTTCAATTTTCTTAAGCTTAGGCGAGATCTTATCTATTAATTTAAATATGAATTCATTTTGAAATGTTGCCATAATTATTCTTTATTTAATTCCTTGGCAATCTTTGAGGCTTCTTCATTTAATGTAATAAGCCTTGAGAGCGGCTGATTTTCTAACCATTCAAAGCTTGCCGCGCCTTTATAAAAATACGCTAAATTACAAAGGATAGCGTCTATTTTAGTACGCTCATCCAAGAATTCGCAAAAAAAACCTCAATATATCTAACTATAATCTGATCCAAGTCACTATCTGATAATTTGTTCAAATCAGAGTTTAAAACCTTTTGTTTCTTCTCTTCATCCTTAAAGCAAATTTCTTTAAGGAAAAGCGCCGTAAAACTGTTATAAAAAGAAGGAGCGTCAAAATTGCTACCTGCTAAGGTTATAATATGTCTAATTGATTTTGCATCTAAATCAAAATCCTCATCTGATTGCTCTTGTGATTGGCTAGTATTTTCACTACCCTTTGCCAATCCAATCATCGCACCTAAAAAATCTTGTCTTAATTTTAAAGTCAAGTCTCTGTGCTTATAATTAGGCGCTTTAAAATAAAGCGTCTCAATCATTTTTACCTCATTTTTACCATTGTCATTATAATGACTCTCGATTGGCTCAATCAATTTAATCTCTAACTCCTTAGACATATTATAAAATTTTAGTTATTATGCAGGTGGATTTGACTCAAAAACATAAGTCGCCTCTTCCATGTTCTTTCTTTCTGGTTTTACTGTTAAAACTGCGCTTGAATAGTTTTTCCCATCATACGTAATAACGTTATTGTTACCATTAGCAAAAAATGTATCAAACAACTCATTATTTTCAGGGTTACACATTACCGGTATAGATATTGTTGATTTATTAGTTGAAATATCTTGTGTGATAATAGTGTCGCCGTTAATTTGCGGGTTGCTCATTCTAGTAATAGCGCCATCAGTCAAGGTTGGTTCGCTATTTAATGCTACTGGTTGACCGTTAATTGCTAAATCGCCAAATTGTACTATATTTCCCATAATTTAATTATTCAAAGGTTGGAGTTATATTTATCAAAATTGTTCTAAGCTGAGTGTTAATTGAAGTCAAAATATCAGTAGTAATTTTACCTTCTGCCAAGTTAACAACAATGCTATTTCTAATTGCATCTCTAAATTGATTTTTAGCAGCTTCTGAGTTAACTAGAAGAACATAATTATTATCACCATTAAATCCAGATAAAGTTGCGTAGTAACCAACTACAGTCCCTTCAAAGCTTTTTGCGTTAACCATTGGACGGCCTGCAACTAACTTACCACTTGTCAAAATTGACTGCGAGAAATCAGCTTTAATGTTTTTAAACATATAGTCTCTGGCTATTGTTAAAGTATCAACGTAGTTTAAGTATTTATAAGTTGTATCAACTTGTCCTAAAGAATTGGTTTTGTAAGTTGTTACCGCTTCGTCATAAATTAATGTAGTATTGTTAGAGTTGTTACTTAACAACCATGCACCAGAATTTTTAAGCTCTTCTGTCTCAACGTCAGTGAAATCATTACCACTTTTAATAACTGGCAAGCCAACTTCTGGAGTATTAAAGTAAGGTATAGCACCAAAGAACGAGCCGCCTTGAGCTTGGCCATTTGGTGACAAGCTAGAAGTGTTAGCGTCAACTGTTAGCCTTAATTCTCTAATTGATGCCGCTCTAGCTGCTAAAACTAGTGGAGATTCAAAAACTGAACCACCTCGGTAATCAGCATTGTTAATGAGTTTGTTAGCTCTGTAAGCTAAAGTCTTTTGATTTAGAGCGTCAACTTGAGTGTTAATATTAGCATAAGTGTCTGTAACGCCGACAATACCAACGCCATCAAGAACTTTATTATCAACATTAAATCTTGCTTCTGTTTCAGTTGTTAGCGTTGCAATACCATATTCTGCAGGATAAACAATTGATGTAAATCTTTTGCCTGCAATTGGGTCAAACAAGCCTGTTAAAGCTGGATCAGTAGCGCCACCAGCCATTGCGGTAGTTACTAGTGTAACACCCTCAGACAAGCCAAGATCAAATTGAGTTCCAATTGTGTTACCTTGCGTGCCTGCGTTTCTAGCAGTGATTGTTATTACAGCGCCAACAACTCCAGCTTGTACCGCTCTATCGCCGTCAGCGTTAATTAAAGCTACAAAGCTTGCTGCAATATCAGCAGCTAAAGCACCAACTGCAACATCAAGTTCATATTTTCTTTGAATTGAATCAATGTAAATAACAATTTTACCAGCCTTAGTTGCAGTTCCAGCAAAAGTCAAAGTTGCACTTGCAGCAGTTGCACCGCCAGCATCAGCTAAAGAAATAGCTGCGATTTTTGGTTGCACTAGCGATATTGAGCATTTATCTAATACAGCGGCTAGAGCCTTGTAAACCATTGAACCTTGGCCAAACGATGTAGCAGCTTGTTCTTTTGAAATAATATCTTCTACCAAAGCGCCTGCCGTTGCAGTACCAGCAATTTTTTGACCAATAACAAGAATAGATCTGTTATCGGGTCTTTGTGGTGTTTGAGCACTTAATAAGTTTATAGTTGTTTGTGGATTGCTCATTATTTTTTAGATTTTTTAGTTGATTTATTTACAATTTCAATACAATCATCGATTGCTGAATCTTTTAGCCTGCTGCGCCAGAAGTGATCAAGTGGCGTACCTTCACTATCGACAAATAGAATTAACTGCGTGCCGGAGCTATATTTTCCGCTAGGTGATGTTAAATCTTTATTTATTTTAATTTCTATTTCTTTCATAAAAAATTATTAATTATGCTATAAATATAATTTCATTAGTTATAATTTAAATGTAGATTTTTTATTTATCTTAAAAGTCCACTTTTATTTCTAAATCTTTTGCAATTTCAATAGCATCAATTTCTTTCAGCAGTGAAGAATTGCTATCTTGGTTAACATCGCTATTTTGTATATAAGTAATAGCCCCAAAATCGAAGCGCTGAACATAAAAAGCCTTAATATAATCATCTGTTGATGATCCTGTATAATAGGCAGGCTGGTAATTTGTATCAGTCAAATCACTTTCAAATTGAAAATTGGCTATTGCTTTTAATAACGGCACACGATAAGAACGCGCCCTGTCCGCCGCTTGTATACCTTGTAAGCTATCTTTACCAGGAGTAACCACAAATATTGAAAAACTTTCTTGTAATTGATAAAAATAATCAAGGTTGCTATTTTGCTGTGAAGATATGTCATTGCCGACTGTGTCGTTGCGATAAACAACATCATCATCAATATAAACAAATATTCTATCATCTAAGACTCCAGCGCCATTTTTATTATAATACTCAACAATGTTATTAGGCGATGCGACTCCTGAAACTTTAGTTGCTACCGACATTTTTATAGTACCAGCTGCTGGTGATTGTAAAGTTTGTAAAGTTGAGTAAGTAAAATCATTTGGTGTGGTTACTGTTATTTGTTTATAGCCATTGTAGCCGCTTTCATCTTTTAATAGCAGTTGACCTGCTGCCACTGCCGGTGATGCTGGCGTGGTGGTGATCTCAAAAGTAAATGTATTATCATCGGCAACGGTTAGTAATTTAAAGCTGCCATTATATTCAGCGGGATTAGCGCCGCTTATTTCAACCATTATAGGTAACCACTGAGCAGAATATTTCGACGGATCAATAAGCTTATGATCGGTGGCACTTACAGCTGTTACGATATTATCGCTTCTAGTTAATGTAGTTAATGTAATAGGCTCTTTAGCGCCTTTGATAGTGACATAGTCGCCAGTATTAAGGCCGTGGGGATTTATAGTATTAGCTGTAATTGTAGTAGTAGCGCAAGTTAAAGTATTTATATCAATAAGATTAGAAAAGCCTTCTGTGTAAGTGGCTAAAACCGCTTTAATTCTATTTACAATGCTTGATGCTTTCATGTTATATCTACTCCTATTTTTGCAAGTTGTTTTTTAATATTGCGATTAAGGTTTTTATTAACTTGATTATCCATTTTTTCAGCCGTTCGTTGTAGTGGCTTTCTAGCTTTCATGCGGCTAGTGCCTTCTTCTAAAAATTTTGCATATTTTGCAATGCCATCTTTACCAGAGCCAAATACTAATCTTGAAGATCCCTGCACCTCAAAGCCTAGCGANNTTCTAAAATCTCCACCTGTAACAANNGCTGGCACTTGATTTGGTGATGAAGCTCTGTAAGATCTCATTGATTTTAAAGGGTTGCCAGTCATGCCTATAGAAGTTTTATACAAGCGTCCCGACTTAGGCAGCTTCATATCTTTTTTAAGTTTACTAACCAACTCTTTACCAGATATTGCGGCCCCTTGTCTTAATCCGCGCTTAATTGCGCTTTCTTGCCTCTTAAACTGTCGATTAAATTTATGATTATTGTTTTTAAATTCAATCATCTTAAGTTAGCAATTATATTTTTATCTCCCGTTTCAATAGTTCTTAACCTAATAAAATTATCAGCCTGATTAATGTTGTTAACTGAAATTACCTTATATTTATTATTATCGTATTCAACCCATAAGCGCTGCTTAAAATCAATATCAGCGGTATACATGATAGTAAAATCAGTATTGATAGCATTGCCAGTCTGCACGCCGTCAATATAATTAAATGATTCTCCGGTATTGATTAAAGCCCACATCTCCACAATATCGACAAATTGCGCAACTGGTACCGTGTCGGGATTATTGCTATAGGCTTCTGAGGTAGTTTGAATTTTTATTTTTGAACTAAGATCTGCAATACAAACCTTGTTCAAATCTGGTTTTAAAGAGCGACATTTCATTTAAATAACATCAAATAGTAATTCACTTATAATATATCCCGATAGCAAGTTAAATGCTAAATTATCCGCCTCATCAAGCGGGCAATCGCCAGCGTTATTGTAAAGCATTGCGATATAAGCAATTAAAGCTTGCTTTATTCCCTGCGGCACATCTGCGGCCGTGTCACCGTAACCAGCATCAAAAATAATTTGCACCGCTTGTGCCCTATCGTCAATATCCCTAGGAAAATTTTTTCCAGACTTTAAAAAGATATAAGAATAGTCAGCATCATCTGTAATATAATAATCAGCAGCACTTAAAGTAATTAGAGCATCATCTTTGTAATATTTAATGTGGTCAATAGCTTGTAATTTGGATTTAAGAATTTTGATACCAAATTGATTGCCGGGAAAATAATCAATAAACGTTTTATATTTTTTAGTAATAAAGTCGCGGCCGGTTATTTGTTCACCTTTTGCAACGGCCGTTTTGATCATTGGGGTTAAAATATCGTCGTAGTCTGTTGTGGTGATTTTGAGATTAGTTTTTATTTCGCTTAATGTAATAGGCTCAACGGCTGCATCGGTAACTAAAATATAATTTGTAGGTGTGACGCAGGCGTAGCTCATAATTTTATACTGGTTCAGTTACACATTGAATTTCAATGTCGGATGTTTGTGCAGATCCTGCAACTAGTTTTAGATACTGCCACGGCGAAAGATCACCGCGCTGCCAGTTTACAGCATTTCCAGCTGTTATACCTGATATTGTTACGACATTACCTTGATAATCGTCTAGCGTCGCAAAAGTAGCCCCATCAACTGATACTTGGAAACTTATTGTCGTTCCTTGAAAAGCGGCTGGTATTACAAAGCCCACAAGGGTAGTGCCAGAAATATCAATGGCAGCCGATTCAGTGGCTGTATTGAGAATGGTTGCTTTGATGTTATCGCATCTAGAATCTTGATATTGAGTAGTAATCGCAGTCATAATTTATTTTTTAGTTTTACTCTTTGTTTCCTTTTTCTTCGTTTTTAAAGCCTTGTTTTCTGGCGCTTTTTCAATTGCCTTTTCAGCAACTTTAGGTATTTTAGCTTCTTTTAAATCTTTAACTTCAATTGCATAACCTGCATTAATCAAAATTTTTGCCAAGCTGTCTATTATTTCAACAACCTCATCTTTGTTGTAAGCAATAGTTTCATTGCCNAGNTCGTTAGTTGCGCATGATACTTTTTTTAAAATTTGAACTTTCATAAATTATAATTTTAATTTANGCCNCCTNGCGGCCAAGGAGTTAGAAAAAGCCGCNAGNAAACAACTCNTTATGCTATGCAGCAGTTGGNGCNTCNNCAGGATTACCTTGTATAGCGTCAGCTGTTAAGGTAGCGCCANTAGTCACGCCAGTTGCAATAATTCTTAATCTAGCATATCTTTTTTTGCCAACATAACCAATTTTAACTGGTGTGTCAACTGCACTGATTACACCTGCACCAATAACAAAATCAGCAGCAGCAAGGGTAAAATCAAGAGCCGAAGCAGTATCTGATTCATATATGGCTAGCGTGTAAGTGCCATCGGTATAGGCTGTAGATTTAGCGATAAATGAAAGACTATAGAAGCCTTGAGTATCGATAAACTCGCCATCAGTATCACTATCAGCAGCAATAGCAGTCGCGTTGATTGCATTACTAACTTTAATAATTGTGTTTATGTCTTTTGTAGCCATAATTTTTTTAATTTAAATTTAATATTTTTGTTATTATACAGAACACTTGATTTTTACAAGAGCCTCAGGCAATACAACTTTTCCGCCGGTTCTTCTAAAGAATAGGTAGCTAGTCATGTCTTGATCAGCCAAAGTAGATGAATCTTCTTTAGTGTAAAGACCTGCATTGTCAACGATTGTGTAACCTGCTCTAAAATCACCATAGAAGATAGGGAAAGCGTTCGCTCCTTCGTTTGGTAGATCATCAGCAATAACAACTGGGCGACCGTTCAATTCCATTTCTCTTTCAGGGCCGTTAAGACCATCATTAAGAAGGTATCTGTTTTGAGTATCTTTAAGTGTTCTTACTTTACCCAAAGTATCACGGTTCATCATGTATGCACCGTTTCTGTCATAATCAAATTCTACAGAAGTTCTAGCTTCAATGATTGCATCAGCAGAAATTGTAGCAGCATTACCTGAGTTTACCTCAGCTAATCCAGTCGCAACAGTAATTCCTTCTGGCTTGTTGATTCCGTTACCGTTAATATAAGCAGCGCCTTCAAGAGCTCTGAAACGAGTAGCAACGTTATCAATAATTTGATCTCTCATGTTGAAAACTGCGTCGGTTAGCATTTCTCTTGTGATAGAAACTTTTGCGCCCATTTTACCCGGTGCAATCGTGATTTTACCATATTGAGAGTTGCTTGCAGTAACAGCCGTACCTTCGCCAACCCAGTAGCCAGCAACTAAAGTATCTCTTTTCGGGATCTCGTAAGCTGATCTTGAAGTAGTAACGATGTTAGCGTATTGTCTCATTGGTGAGAAAGGAACAATTTTTTTGATAATTTCGTTAGCGTACTCTTCTGGAGCCAAGAAACCACCATCAACGTTGTTGTCAGTTCTTAAGTATTTAAGCTCTTCACGATTGCTCATAGAGAATTCATGATGACCTTTTTTCAAGAAAGTTTCAAAAGCTGCAACGTGTTTTTTAGCTTCTTCTTTTTTCTCATCAGCAAGATAACCGCTAGATCTTTTTAGATCAGCTTCTGCTTGGCAAGCTTTCTTTTCAGATGCTTCAAGAGATTCTTTCATAGCTTTAATTTCAGCGTTTTGAGCTTCAATTTTAGCGTCAACTGATTTCATTTCAACTAAGATCTGAGATTCAGCTTCTTTGTTTTTTTGCTCGCTGGCCTGCCTAAGGTCATGAGTCAACTTGTTAATGTCGTCAAGATTTATATTTTCCATTTTAATTTAATTTAATTATTATTTAAGTTTTTGTAATTCACAAAACAGCTCTTTAAGAGCGTTTGTGTACTCAATAGCGGTAGTATCAGCCTCGCGCTGGCACTTCTCGTCAGCCTCACGCTGATTTGATCCTTTTAATTCATGTATCCTTGAAATCATCATCTTAGCCTCAGACTGTGAATAACCTTTGCTTTTTAGCTCAGCCTCCACTTCTTTTAGACTTTCAAACGATTTACTAGAATCTTTTTTGTCATCATCTTCATCATGATATTTAGACAGTGGCGAAACGATGCTGTCATCGTTAAACTCGTCAGCCATTTTCTTATAAAGTCTATTTACAACAGATTCAACTTTGCTTCTATCACTATCGGATAATTCAACGCCGCCTCTTGCGCCTTGTAGTGCTGCAGCAATAGCATAAACAGCTCTTGGCACTATAACAGCCTTATCACCAACTACATCAACAAAAGGTAGTTTATAAGATCCAAAGTTTTCTGGCTCTTCTGCGTTATATACCATAAAATAATTCTTATAGCTAGGGCTCGGGCTTTCTAAAGAGTCAGATAGTAACCTTATATGCTTTATGGCCATAGACGAATCCCACGGTGTGTCCTTTGGTGCTAGTGGTAAGTTAGTCTTGCCTGAAAATGCTTTAAAGCCAGAGATTAAGGCCTTAGGATTAGCAGCCTTCGCAACCAAAGAAGTCTCAAATAAATCTATTTCTTTAATGTGCCTGGTGCCTTTTTCAATGTCATAATCTTTTACAAAAAAGCCAATTGACATTTCTTCAATTGACCCTACTTTCATCTGTGGCATTACGCGCCCCTTTACAAAATCATCATCTTTAGGCATGCGTGCCTTTATATAAAGACCATTACTATCAATAGTTAATTGAGTTGATTTGCCGACCGGCATATTCATTTCATGAGACCATAATATAGGCACTTGTTTGTTCGTAGATAAAAACTTATCAAAGGCTCCAGCGTCAATAATATCACCGTCCAAGTCAGTATTGCCAAAGGTTGAGGCGTATCCTTCAAAAGTGTAATACTCATTGTCATTTCCAAATTCTTTAACTTCGAAAGCAAAAGATTTGACTTCTTTATTTGTCATCAATGCAAATTTTTATTAATAAAAAAATAAAATTAATGCTTGTATTGTGATTTATGCAGAAGGACAATCAATGTAGATTTTTTATTAGCAATAAAATTTTGTAAAAATGAATAACAAAATAAACATCAATTATAAAAATTTTGGAGGTTGTTATGATCTTTTTAAATACATTGTCAAAAAGTACAAAAATGAGTTGTGCGAGTATAATGGATCTTATATTAAGTGCCTAGAAGAATATTCGTATCTTGCTGGTCGTCAAAATCATATGGCGCGAAACGGTGTGCCTTCAAGGATTTGGGCGCTTTTGCATAAAGATTTATTGATAGCAAGATTAATGAATAGATTTACAGATGATGATTATATGACACTCCATGAATTAAAAGAAGAATTTAAACAATTGCAGCAAGATGAAAAAAATATTTAAAGAATTAAATAAAAGAAGAATTTTAAAAAAGTTTTCTAAAAGAAAATTGTTAACTTTCCGAGAGGCCAATATTGTAGCTGATCATATCAAGTGTTATTCAAAAAATGTTTATTCTTATTGCCTTAATGGCTACTGGGTGCTGATGGAAAATGGCAAGTGTTTATGGCGTGATAAGAATATCGATTGTCTAAAATGGCATCGTGAGGGCTATTTTAGTTATCTTAGAAAAGGCGTTCACCATGAATTGGATAGAAATAATTGGGATAAGGGCTATCAGAATAAAATACCAGATATAGATCTATGAATCTAGAGCAGCATATTGAACAAATCCTTGAGGATAAAAAAGAAGCTATGTTGTCAGCAATTGCACTAGCGAGCGATTTAAAGTTATTTATCAAATATACTCATTTTGCCATTAATAAAGTTAATTTCACTTTTAAGCCATTTCATGAGGATATAATTAAGGCCTTACAAGATATAGCTCTAGGAAAAAACACGAAAAGAAATTTAGGTATTTCAGTTCCTGTTGGCGCTGGTAAATCTCTCATTGTTGAGTATTTTGTGGCGTGGACGTTTTGCAGAAGTATTAATCTAGCCTACCTTTACACGTCCCACTCACGCACGAATATTTTAAAATTATCAAGAGAAGTCAAGTCAATATTTGAACATCCTTTTATTATAGCACTTTTTGACTTAAAATTAAAAGATGATGAAAAAAGTAAAATTAACTGGTCATTTGAAAACTCATTAAATAGAACTGGGCTAGTTGCTACAACCACCGGCTCGGGCTCAACTGGTGCTGATAGTGGCAACCCAGCAACGCAAGGATATAGTGGCGCAGTTATCTTAGATGATCCAATGGATGCGGGCGACATCAATTCGCAAGTTAAACTAGATGAAGTTATTAGAATTTATGATGATAAGTTAGCAACAAGACGAAGGACGCCAACAACGCCGTCAATCGTTATAATGCAGCGACTTTGTAAAAATGATTTAATAGGTTACTTAAAAAAGAATCAAAAAGAAGATTGGTTGTTTTTGGAGATTCCGGCACTTAAAGAAGATGGCGAAAGTTTTTGGCCGGAGCGCTACCCTGTCAAAGAGCTTAAGAAAATTGAAAAAGAAAATCCATCTAAGTTCTTTGCGCAATACCAACAGGCACCAGTTGAAAGATCTGAATTTGCGGTATATGATGTTAATAATTTTAAATATTATGATGAAGTACCGCAAGATATAGAATATGTAGTTCAATCGTGGGACACCGCTTTTAAAGTAGGCGCTCAAAATGATTACTCGGTTTGTAGTACTTGGGCGGCTGTTAAAAGTCAATTTGGTTATGATTATTATGTTTTGGACGTTATGCGAAAAAAATTAGAATATCCGCAACTAAGACAAGAATTTATAGCGCTACAGCAAAAATATAATCCTTACATTATTTTAATTGAAGATAAGGCGTCAGGTCAATCACTTATACAAGATTTAACGCAAGTGGGAAATAATAAACTATTGCCAGTCAAGGTTGATAGCGATAAAGTAACAAGAGCAACGGCACCGGCCGCCCTAGCCTCTAGCGTGTATCTGCCTAGACAAGCGGGTTGGCTTGATGATTTTATGAGTGAATTTAGGCAGTTTCCAGACGGTGACCATGATGATATCGTTGATACCTATAATCAATTTTTGAATTGGGCTAATAAGCCTCGTCAATATATTGGTGTGATTTAAAAAATCTACATTTTTTTTATAACTAAATACTCTAGTTTTGTATTATAATTTTAACTAAATCAATCAGATGTTAAAGAAATTTTTCAGCAAAAAGCAAAAACAAGAGCAGTCGCAACAAAAATCAGCTTATATCCCGGGTACTATCTTAGATGATCTTTATAGTGGCTCTTCTGCCGGTTCCGCAGCTAGATTTTTAGATTATTATAGAGGTGAATCTATTGTATATACACCAACCAATCTAATTCTTGATGCAATTAGCTCTATTGATATTATAATATTAGATACCAAGGCTGAAAAAAAAGAAAATCAATATATTTATGATCATAAGGCAATTGATTTATTAAAAAATCCTAACCCTTTTGAAAGCGGCGAGTTATTCACAAAATCAATGCTTCTTAACTATATTGTCACTGGTAACGCTTATTTAAAAATAATCGGTGGTGATCAAAAAACTAGAAGTGAGCCAGTTGAATTACATTGCTTGTCGCCCCGCTATATAAATATTGAAGCTAATAACTACGATGGCTTCCCTGAGACTTACCAATATAGCAACAAATATGCTAACGACTATAAAAGAGCCTCTGTCAATAAAAGATTTTATGAGGATAGCACTGGTAATGAATTAACTCAATTAAGAAACGTCAATCCTTTTTACAATTATAGCGACCTTGAGGGGTTGTCCTTTTTTGACGCAGTCGAAAGTGAGATATTGCAATATTCAGCTGCTAACCAACACAATTTGGCACTACTTAAAAATCAAGCAAGGCCAAGTGGTATGTTGACTTATGTCGGTGAGACCGGCCCGGGAGCTGCTAGCCAATTACAAAAGATCAAGGAAAATATAAGAGAGAACTTGACAGGCCCGGATAATACTGGCGTGCCGCTATTCTTATCAGGTGATTATAAGTTTACTCAACTTAGCCAGACGATGCAAGATATGGATTTTGCAACTTTGAAACAACAAGCATTTAACTCAACATTCAACGCCCTAAATATACCGCTACCAATGGTATCAAGCGAAACGATGACTTTTTCAAATATGGATAGCTCAAAATTTGCTTTTTATGATAACGCGGTGTTACCACTATTAAAACAATATTTGTCGTTTCTTAATTACTCAGTATTATCAAGATACGATAGTAAAGGTCTTACGTTCAGTTTTGATCCTGCAGGCATCCAAGCCCTTGAGTCGCGCAAAATAGAAAACGCCCTTACCCTTTCCAAGCTTGACGCGGTGACAGATAATGAAGTTAGAACCGCTATTGGCTATTCTCACCTTGAGCAAGGCGGCGATGTTGTCTACAAGCCTATTAATGAAGTACCGGCGGGCACGGATATATCTACACAAAATCAGCAAGATACTCAGGCTAAATCATTTAAAGAAGATGAGCTTGAGGCGTTAGCTAAAATGAACAGATGCAAAGACGCTCAAGGCAATGATATTTATAGCAAAGAGGATTTAAAAGATAACGTCGTTAAACTTTTCAAATAATGAGAATAGGAAGCGATAAAAAAAATGATATATTTGCTATCAATGCTGAAAAAATAAGATATGAAGGGATTGAGTCAAAAAAGATCGAAAAGATCTTTAGGGATATGGCAAGCGATGCTAGAGCCCTTTATTTATCGAGTCAGGGCTTTTCAACTGCTGAAATAGCTAATAACTACCGACCGGAGTTTTTAAAACAAGTTAGGGATAGCTTAAGACGTGGCATAAAGAAATATGGCTATAGCTTAAGAAATAACATAGAAAAAAAGCACGCTATATTTTTCGATGCTGAGAATAAAAGTAAATGGCACGATTTAGAAATTAAGCAAAGTGAGATCATAGAAGATGAAGACCTTGATGAAAAAGTAAATGAGATTAATAATGAATATTTAGGCTTATCCGCCCTATTTATTGCCAACCAGTCAGAAAATCAAGTTGACTACATCACTAACACAAACATTAAAGAGATGAACTTAGCCGTAAGGCAAGAGCAAAACGCCTTTGATGAAAGTGTTGCGAGGCAGGCTAGAAATATATCAGCGCTAGAACAAACTAGAGCTGAAAGAATTTCACAAGCCTTTGATGAGGATGTAAGACAAATTGACAGACAAATTGCAACAGCTACCAGTCAACTTAGAAGATCTATTGATAATCAAGATGAGATTGTTGCTAGAAATATTCAAGTAAATTTACAAGACCGCGCTAGAGCAAGAAGCGATTTGATCGCATTTCAAAATGTAGGGCTGGGCGAATCGTGGGCGCGCCAAACAGAAGCTGAGTTAATTAACGATGCTGAATTATTGACGGCGGCTGGAGCTTTAATTACCGTAACCAAAGAATGGGTAACTATACTTGATGAAAAGACAAGAGATCCGCACCGGATGGCAGATGGTCAAGTCGTTGGCGTTAATGAGTCTTTTATTGTAGCCGGTGAAGCTTTAAGTATGCCAAGAGATCCAAGCGGTTCAATGTCTAATATAGCAAATTGTCGCTGTATGTCTCTACATGGCGTTGATACTATTGGCAATCCAACTAAATCAATTAAAAGCGTTAATACGACCCCTACAAGTGAGATGGCTAAGGTAGCGTCAAGGGCTTTAGGGTGGCGGCGTGAATTTGGACGTGGCGGGACGGCTGTAGGCGTTGCCAGAGGCAGAGATATATCAAATAGAAAATCATTGTCGAAGCGAACTATTAACCGGATGATCTCATTTTTTGCACGCCATGAGGTGGATAAAAAAGCCGAAGGATTTAGACAAGGTGAAAAAGGCTTCCCGTCCAATGGCCGCATCGCTTGGGATTTGTGGGGTGGTGATGTTGGTAGAGCGTGGGCGAAAAGAAAAAAACGAGAGTTTGAGGGTTAATTATTATATTTTAGTTGTAACACCGTCTTTAACTTCAAATTCAATTCCCTCCTCTTTATAAGTATAATGACCTTGTTTATACCTTGTCAGGTGATCAATATTTTTAATTACCACGTTGCCATTTTCAACCAGAGCCCAGCCTTTTTCTTTTATCTCGTAACTATAAACTCCTTTTTCATACCACTGGCAATTGTTAACACCTTCGATAAGAACTTTTTTGTCTTCAATTAAAGTATAACCTAAATCTTCCGTTCTTGAGTTTGGGTCAGCAGAATTATCAAAAAATTGAGTCTTATCTACTATCCTATATCGATAAACCCCAGCGCAATACTTATTAAGGTCATAGGCATACCTTCGAGCTTCGTTAAGGGTCATGAAGCCTCGTTTATCAATTAAATCAAAGACGATAAAATCAATTATTTCGCTTTGTGATTTTACAGTGCGGTTTAGATCTTCAAGTTTTCGATTAATTTCAAGAGTGTAAGTCATTTTGTTTTAGTTTAGTTGTTGTTAGTATAAGCAAAGCCCTTGACGCTTATATGATATTTTATACTTTTATGTGGTCGATACATATTTTTTTTATAGTAGCCTAAGCGACATCGTAAATTCCAAGCGTGTTTACCGACCTTCTTTTCATAATTATAGTAGTCAAATCGCATATATTTAGTTTTTTGATATGTTAAGTCTCTTCTTGAACCTCTTCTACAATGCTCAAGTAATTTAGGTAAATTAATTTTTTTTACCCTGCACTCCTTTAAATTACTAAAGTCGATTATATCTTCGCTGCCGTCAATGTGGATAGTATTATGATTAAAATATTGCGAGTCCTTCATTTGTCGTATATGTTCTAGCGTCTTTTTTCGCCAGTATGCATTTGTGTTAGCGTGAAAATCAGTGCTTATAATGCAAATATCTTTCATTTCAATTTATCGTTTTTTAGTAATAGCCAAACTGTTTTAGCGTGAATTTTCTTGCCAGTTGGTGAAGTCAAGCCCATCTCATTCATCTGCTTAGCTATTTTATAAGTGCTAGCTCCTTGCTCTCGTAAAAAAGTAGCTATCTTATATAACCTTTTATTTGCTTCTAAGTTTTTAAGGGATTTAGTATCGCTAATTTTTTTATTCCTTTCTTCAATATTATAATTAGGTTGATAGCCTTTAGGCCGCCCTATTATTTTTCCTTTAGCTCTTGCAGCGGCCAAGCCTTCTTTGGTTCGCTTAGAGATTAATTCTCTTTCATGTTGTGCCATTGTGGCAAAAATACCAAGTGTCAAAGTGTTTAAGTCCGGCAAATCGCAGCAAGCTATTGCAACGCCCGCATCTTTTAACGCAAATAAAAACGATACGTTTCTGCTAAGCCTATCCAGTTTAGCAATAAGTAAAGTAGCATTATATTTCTTACATTGCTCGATAGCTTCCATAAGCACCGGCCTATCGTCATTTTTACCGCTCATCTTTTCTTTATAGATAGGTAGTAGTAATTCAGCACTTCTAGCCTCAATCCAATTATTAATAGTATTTAATTGAGCATCAAGGCCGTGATCTTGTTTATTTGTGGATACGCGAACGTAGGCGACGTATTTAGTCATTTAGTAAAGATCTTGATTGCGATTCCTGTAATCTAAATAAAAAATGAATAGATTT